TCAACTTATGATTTTGAAATATTTAATTTTGATGGTAATGATAAGTTTGTGGTTGCTGATGGTAACAATGCACCAACAGTATTTAACACTTCCTTTGCTGCAACAGATGTAAGTTCAGGTGGTGGTGGTGAAGTAAGTACAGCCGTTACAGGTGCAAAGTTTGTAAAGGCATTTAAGAACCATATGTTCTATGCAGGAATGTCTAGTAAACCTCAAGAGGTAGTATTTAGTATTCCTTTTGATGAAGACGATTTTACCACAGGAAGTGGTGCAGGAAGTTTTAAAGTTGACGATACAATAGTTGGTCTTAAAGTATTCCGTGAAGATTTATTTATATTTTGTGAAAATAGAATATTTAAACTGTCAGGAACGTCAAGTTCTAATTTTGCAGTAACTCCTGTAACAAGAGATATAGGATGTGTAAATGGGCAGACGATACAGGAATTTGCAGGGGATTTAATATTCTTAGCACCTGATGGATTACGCACCGTTGCAGGTACTGCTAGAATTGGTGACGTTGAGTTGGGTACGGTAAGTGCTAATGTACAATCTTTATTTAATGATAATATAGCAACAGCTACAAATTTTACTTCTGTTGTTATACCAAATAAAACACAGTACCGAGTTTTCTTTTCTAAATCTAGTATTATTGAAAGTTTAACGGAAGGTGCAATTTGTTCGTTACGAGGACAAACATTTGAATTTGCAAAGTTAAAAGGAATAAAACCTTCTTCAACTTCTACATTTACAGACATAAGTGGTACAACAATAATACACGGTGGTTTTGATGGTTATGTTTATAAACAAGAAAGTGGAAACGATTTTGACGGCACAGCTATAGATGGAAAATATAGAAGTCCAGATTTAAATTTTGGAGATGCAGGAGTACGTAAACATATGCAACGTATTCTTGTAAGTTATAAACCAGAGTCTTCTGTTAACGCTGATTTATTTTTACGTTACGATTATGAAGACCCTGACACACCAAGACCTTCAGCATATTCATTATCTGCAGCAGACATAGTGGCAGTTTATGGAACGGCTACATATGGAACAGCAACATATGGTGGACAGACAGAACCATTACTAAGACAGGCTGTTGAAGGTTCTGGATTTACAGTTGCATTAAGAGTAAACGACAACGGAACTTCAGCACCTTATGCATTACGAGGTTTTGGATTAGAATATCAAGTAGGAGCAAGACGATAAATGGGAGCTACATATACTAGACAATCAACATTTACTGATGGCGATATTATTACTGCAGCCCATAGTAATGATGAATTTAATCAATTACTAGCAGCATTTGCATCAGGAACAGGACACACACACGATGGCACAACTGCCGAAGGTGGTGCTATTACAAAACTATTAGGTAACACACTTACTTTTGGTACAGGTGCAGATACAGATATTGCTATTACATTTGATGGTAATAGTGCCGATGGTATTTTAACTTGGATGGAAGACGAAGACTACTTTAAGTTTTCTGATGACATCTTAATGAACAGCACAGAAAAAGTACAGTTTGGTGATACTGCATCTTTTATACAACAATCCTCTGATGGTGTACTACGAATAGATGGTGAAGCCACAATAGATTTAAATGCATCTACAGCCGTTACAGTAAGCAATGATTTAAAATTAGATAGTGATTCTGCTGTACTAGGATTTGGTTCAGACAATGATGTTACATTAACACACGTAGCTGACACAGCTTTACTACTTAACGATGCCATAAAATTAACATTTAGAGATAGTGCCTTATCTATTAGTTCAAGTACAGATGGACAATTAGATATTGACGCTGACACAGAAGTAGAAATAACAAGTCCATTAGTTGAGATGTCTGCTGATGCAACAGTAGGCGATGACTTTACATTAAAATCCGATGCAGCAGTATTAGGGTTTGGTGCAGATACCGATGTAACATTAACGCACGTAGCCGATACAGGACTATTACTTAACAGTTCAAGACAGTTACAATTTGGTGACAATGCAACGTACATACATCAATCAGCCGATGGTGTGTTAGATTTAGTTGCTGATACAGAAATAGAAATAAATGCAACCACGATAGATATTAATGGTGCAGTTGACGTATCAGGTAATCTAAGTGTTGGTGGTAACTTAGATGTTACAGGCACGATTGACTTTAGTGACTCTAACATTAGTAATGTTGGTTCTCTTGCACTTGATACAATTACAAATGATGGCACAGATATAACACTAGACTCTTCAGGAGATATTATTCTTGATGCCGATGGTGCAAATATTGTATTTAAAGATGATGGTACATCTATACTTGACATTGCAAATAACTCAAGTGATGTAGAATTTACTGTTAGTGTTGCCGATAAAAACTTTGCAATTAAAGGAACAGATGGTTCTTCAGCCATAACTGCTCTTGATATTGACATGGCATTAGCAGGTAAAGCTACATTTAATGGTGACGTTGTAGTTACAGGAGATTTAACTGTAACAGGCGATGACATTACTATGGGTACAAATACTGCAGGGCATATGCTCGTTGGTGATGGTTCTAACTATAATCCTGTTGCAATATCAGGTGACGTTACTATGTCATCAGCAGGTGCAGTTACTATTGCAAATACAGCAGTAGAAAGTGGTATGTTAAATGCTAATGTTGTTACAGGGCATGATGCTATAACATCAGGAGTAGACACAACTAATGATACTCTCCTACTACACGATGCTGATGCAGGATTAAAGAAAATATCTATTGCAAACTTATCAACAAGTCTTGGTGGATTAACAGATGTTGTTGGTGACACAAGCCCACAGTTAGGTGGTAACTTAGATACAAATTCACAAAACATACTTATAGACGATGCTCATTTTATTGCTGATGAAAATGGCAATGAACAAATTATATTTCAAACAACTAGTTCTGCAGTCAATCAGTTTGACGTAACCAATGCAGCAACAGGTAGTGGTCCTCAGTTATCAGCTACAGGTGATGATACAAATATTGATTTAAATATATTAGCAAAAGGTACAGGTCATGTAACTATTGTTGGTAATGATAACGCAGGTGCTATACAATTTAATTGTGAAAGCAATTCACATGGACAGATTTTACAATCTCAACCACACTCAGCAAGTGTTACAAATACAATGTTATTACCTGCAGGGTCAAGTTCAACTCTCGTATCTCTTATATCCACAGATACTTTAACTAATAAAACTTTAACAACACCAACACTAACAACACCAGTAGCAAACGCAGGTGTACAGTTAAAGAATGGTGCAACAAGTGCAGGGTTTTTAGAGTTCTTTGAAGATAGTGATAATGGAACAAATAAAGTAACATTAATAGGTCCTGCGTCAACTGCAGATGTAACGTTAACTTTACCATCAGCTACGGATACAATAGTTGGTAAAGCAACAACAGATACGTTAACAAATAAATCTATAGATTCCGATAACAATACAATTACAAATATTGTAAATGCCGATATTAAATCTAGTGCTGCAATAGCAGACACTAAATTAGCAACTATATCTACTGCAGACAAAGTTTCACTAAGTGCTGTAGATATTGACGGAGCTTCAGACATAGGTGCTGACTTAGCTTCAACCGATTTAATTGTTGTTGACGATGGTGCAGGTGGAGCTAATAGAAAAGCTGCCTTATCAAGATTAACAACCTTTATGACTGCTCAAGGGTTCTCAAGTGATGACCCTACAGCTTTAGCTATTGCCCTTGGGTGATACAATAAATGCTTGACAAACAAGCATAATTCGTGTATAATTAGTAAAAAGGAGAAAATACATGGCAGATGATGCAGTAGCAAGTATTCAGACAACAGTTTTGCCTGATGAAATTGCTAAAACACTTTCAGCAACGATGACAGTCACTCCTGCTGACGCTAATGACAAATGGTATTACAAACTAACTAGTGTATCTAACTCTAGCACCGACTTAATTGCAGGTAGTTATATTGATTACACAGCAGTTGACGATGATACAGGGTTTACAGCAGTAGCAACAGGTGATAAAGTTAATTTTTTATTTATTAAAAATGTTGACACAAACAGTAGAAGTATCTATATCGTATTAGATGCAGGTACTGCTTCAAGTTCAGCAGGTGATGGTATTACAATAGGACCTAATGAGTTCTTTTGTGCAAGATTACCTAATACTACAGTCGCAGATATTCATGCAATCTCTTCAGCTTCAACAGCCGAAGTTGTAGTTGCAGCTTTATTAGATGATGTAGCGTAGGGGGTAGACAATGGCTAACACCTTTAAAAATAAGGTATATAATGGAGCTAACACTTCAGCTAATGCCAATATGAATGTCTACACTACTCCTGCTTCAACGACTACAGTTGTTATCGGCTTGACGTTATCTAACACAGCGACAAGCCAAATAACTGCTGACATTAAACTAAGTGCAGGACAGACAGTTCATTTAGCAAAAAATATACCTATACCTGCAGGAAGTAGTTTTGAGTTTATGGCAGGTAATAAAGTTATTATGGAAGCAACAAACACTATAACAACGTCTTCTGATACAGCCGATAGTCTTGATACAGTAATGAGTATTATGGAGATAACCTAATGGGATATGTTGGTAATGCTCCTGCTAAAAACTTTCACGATGTACCTTCTGTAGAACGCTTTAATGGTGATGC